CCGTGATGTCCACGTTTTCTGGGGCATTACTGCCCAGAAAACCAAGTGTTCCAATCGATCGCATTTTTAAAGAGCCCATATTAGTCAAGGTATCACTGAACTCCCCGTCGACAGGCACAAACTCCTGTGGAAATATGAATGGCAAAACCATTTCACCTCCAGTTGACGTATTGGGATACAGCATAACCGATTGACGTTGCGACATGGGCACTAAAATACGCGATCCGAACGAAGATGAACCAACTCCAGCCGAGGCAGGAAAGGAATGATACCCGGCACCGTTCGGTTGGCCAATGCCACGGCCTTTGATGGTCGTAACAATGCCGTCATTAAACGAATGATAGGTGTCAACATCTTCGTTCGACAATGGCAAATAAGATGCAAGAACAGCTCCTCGATGAAATGCAGAGCCGTTAATAAGAATTTGCACCTTAAGATTACCGCGAAAGCGAGAATAACCACGAAGCTTGTCCTTAACAACAGACAAGTTGAAAAAGTCGAGCCAAGGGTAACTAAAAATGTCAAGATTAGTTCCTACGACCCACTCAATATTGGCAATCTCGCGGGGGCGACAAAGATAATTCTGCAACTCATCCATAGGTACACGCGCGAATTGATACCTAGGTACAGATACAGAAGTGGCTACTTCCGGAGCAGACTCATGAGTTTGCTCCAGAATGGGTTCATTAGTTGATTTTTCATTGTTTTGCTCAGATGACTAATTTAGGACCACACGACAGCCAAACCGTGCGGAACTTTGAGCTTGCACACTAAATTGTCCAAAGTAGCTGCATAAGAGTGGGAAAGCCTAACATGCGCACCGCCCAATAAAACGCGCATGTCGGTAACCAGTCCCACAATTGGTTACTTTTCGGGAATGTTCATCCGAGGGTTCACCAAGCCCAAAGCCCTCCCCCATTTACTGGGAGAGGGCCGCGAGGATCCTGTCTCCTTCCTTACGGAAAAATTCAGAATCCTGAACGAAGGCACCAACCTTATCCTCGTAAGAGTTCACATGAAACTCATACAAAGGATTGATGCCGGAGATGATGTTAGTAACAACATCAACCACCTTCTTGTGAACAAGGGGACCATGGAAAAACGACTCCTCACACAAACTGCGCAACGTGGAAACGATCTGATCAAAATCGGTGTTCTTGATCCCACCACTCCTGTAAATGCAACACATGTTGCCGAGCGTCGCAACGCTAAGTGGCGCAAGGTACGCACTGAGTGCATCGTCCCATACCCATTTGCGCTTAAGGAAATCGATGTCGCCAAGTGGGGTGAAGTCGGTAATATCAGCAGACTTATCCGCATTAGTGTAAAAGATTCCATGCGGAAGAAGAGTGTTTGCCATCACACGCTTGTTGAAGAGACTAGCATAGCGGCAATTGACTGAACCAACATTATCATCGCCGTAGACAAGAATGTGAACATTGTGACGAAATTCCAAAGGATCAAGCCCCACTGACATCCACACGTACCTAAATAGGATCGAGTTAATGACGCCATTGGTCTGTGCGGTGGCAGGCTGCCCGGAAGGCTGAAAGCATGTCATCATGATGACGTCGCCAAAAAAGTTGATGTACGATTCACAGACGACAAAACTGAGCCCAGCGATGGCGCGAAGGTCTTCCTCATCATAATTCCCACTACATTTTGCGATATGGTAAGCAACGCGGAAGAAACAAAGAACGAGGCACTTCTGAAGTGAAGCATCCCACCCCTTATAATCACCATCGATGTACAAGCGATTCGCCTGATCCCCTACATGCTCTCCAGTGAAAGAGTAGCGAAGCAGCGTCCACTCATAACTCTGAACTACAGTGCTCGGGCAGCTCTCAAACGCGAGGCGATTGCTAGCAATGAACGCTATAATTGGCAGAATATACTTGCGAAACACTATAAGGAAACCAACAGGGCCTGCGTTGATGATGCGGAGCTTAGCAATGCGGTCCTTCTCAGGCGAGATAGGCTCGTCTTTGAAGTGAGAATTGAACATAACGTCTTCTGGGTTGGGCCTTCGGCCGTTACGAACGGCTTCATCTATATTGTGAGCCTGGTCCATAATATCATCAGAAAATAAGATGTTTCCAGGATCGCTGCGCGCGATGAGGTTCCGCTTTGGCCCTTCGTTACCAAAACCGCCACTCGTTGACATATCAATTCCGGGCATGTATTTGGCCAGATATCCAACCTTCACACCATTGATCGACTCGTCGAAAGTGAGTGGTCGCACTTCCGACATGCAGTTGTGATAAAGGCGAGCCGTCCAATCGATGATGTAGAGCATAATGGCATCCGTAATGTCAGATGGTCCAAACGTATCCTTAATCGCAGCAATGTTGCGAATGAAGTACCGCTTCGCACGATAAAGCCTATCCCCCTTCAAACGCGAAGGCGGAACCTTCCCACCACCAGGAAAGCCAGTGCCATCAGTCAATTGCTTTGCGTACGGATTGCTACGGACTTTGGTGTGAGGCGGGAATGAAGAGGCCTGTATTGAACCCACGATGTCGATGGTCCCAGTGATGTCATCGTCCGGATTATTGATCTGTCGGAAAACGCTCCTCTCAGACAACCTCCCAACGACTGGTCGAGGCGCCGCGGGGAAGGTATTGTAATCCCGATCGAACGCACAAAGCGAATCCCACGCTTCAGATCCGACGTTTCCAGATGCGAACGTGGGCATCGATACAAAATGGGCCTTCGCCGCCTCGACATCAGCAGAGTTCAAAGAGAAAGCAACACTGACCCCGCTATTCTTGTCGTGCGCAGCATGGAGACCAACAATCGCCACAGCCTTGCCATCAGTCTGTAGATAAGGTGAACCACAGTCGCCGAAGTCTGGTGCTCTGTCAAAACTACCACAAAATCTTCCGATGTTGGCAAACTCGGTTTTTCCACCACCAAATTTCAAGCACGCGAACTCACCCTCCCTGTGCGCTGAATAATTGGATACTGAGATGATTGGATCTTCATCGTTCGTGCGCCGCGTCACCATGTACATTGGAGACTGAGTGGATGAACAATGCCTAGGCCCGGCTATGTACTTGGTGATATCAGGGCTGTGGGATGATTGGTAGACAAAGAACAAGAGGTCGCGATCGTGCATAGCGCAGACGCGTTTCGTGTCTTCCTCGTCCACGTCAATGCGCCTGGTATTGCTAATGACGCCCCCTTTTTCTCCAATAACGCCACCATATGGGATGATGAAAGTGCATTTGCCCTTGCCAATTATGTCATAATAGTGGTAGTTCGTGACGCAGAGGTTAAATCCGCCGACGACGCACAATTCGACAAAAATCCCAGACATCGACTTATTGCCCTTACGAACGGTGAAACGACGCACGTTGCGCGCGACTTTCTGAACCACAGACATGGGATCCGATACGGACTGCGAAGTATTGGTGTAATCACGCGGAGCATGATGTGCACTCCATACGGCTTTAGGAGCAGTGTCATATGAATGTTCGCCACCAGATTGGAAGAACCACTCTGTTGTGACACGCAGACAAAGAACGACTGCAGCCAGTGAGCCAATCACTATCACGTTGCGCGGGGTGCAAAGCCGCATCACGTGACCACGCACATCGAACGTGCGAAGTGAGTTGAGGCGCATTGCGATACTGGCAAGTGCCTCGACGCTCCTGATGCGATCACGGAAAGGGTTCCACCGCCCCATACGCATCTC